AGCCATACTCCGAGGTAAACGGCTCAATAAGAGGGACATCGTACTGAGTTGGAACAACTCTGCCAGCCTTGTTAGCCAAAGTCGTATAAATCGCCACCAGCTCGGCTCCTATGGTGGTCTCCGTCCAGTGATCCGCGTTCCATGCTTCCGCCTGGGGGATCGCCACCGTGCAGCGGTACAGCTTGCCGTCCTTGGTGCAGTACGCACCGACCGCATAGGTCATGGCCGCGCTGTATTCAGCAGCACTCGTGAGCGCTGCGGCCGCGTCCATCGCTGTCGCCACTGCGCCGCTTGTCAGCAGATTGCCGCTATCCTTCGTAGGCTTCGTATCAAACTGCTGTGCAGAGATGCCGCCCTTCCCGTCACCCTTCAGCAGCCCGCTTACGGTGATCTTCTCCTGTTTCTTTTCAAGGGCTTTGCGAAGATCCTCGTGGGCGTTCTGGTTCTTGTTGTGGTTATCCAAATCCTCCATAGACGCAAGGATCAAAGATCGTGACAGGGTGCAGGAAACAGCGGCGGCATCACCGATAATGACCGGAATGGTGATATTCTTTTCCACCGTTTCCACAGACGCCACAGGGATAAAGTCCGCCGTGTCATAGGCGTTTTGGTAGCAGTAAAGAATATCCTTGCCGCGGTCATTGGGATAATCAGGGTCCGCCGCAAATACACCGATCTCCCGGAAATAAAAGCCGTCTGCCAGCTGGGCGTTGCTGAAATGACCGGAGATCTCGGCATACTGCCCCGATACGCTTTTAGCCTCCGCGTTGATTGTGACAACAGGGGTCACCAGAGCGGTCATGGGTGCGATAGGCCCCGAAATATTGCCGCTTCCCAGCTGGATCGTGGTAAAAACGATCTGCGTCCCGGCCATGTTGTCGTAATAAAGTGCCTTTCCGGCGTTCGTCAATTTGGGCGCATTGAACATTTTTTGACTTCCTCCTTATAACGTGACTTTGCCCAGGTGGATAAAATCCCCGGTGTGGATCCAGTGGCCTATATAGATTTCCTGCTGTTCCGTGGAGAGTTCCAGCACGATTTCGTCCAGCCACGCGGAAAGGCGCTTGACAGAACCCATGACCCGCCGGAACTCTTCCACGTTGTCGGAGGTGATCGCCGGGTTGGTGGTATGTGCTTTGAAGTGATACGGCCGGCCGCCGTATTCCCACCACTCTGTAATGTAGCCGGTGCCAAAAATGGTTTCTATGATGTTTTCCACCGCCGCCGGAGTACCCATCTGCGTGTAGAACAGCAGGGATCCCTCGATCAGTGCCCTTTTGACCTTGACAGAGTAGTTTTCATCGTAGGCCGGGGTGCGCAGTTCCACGGCCAGCAGATCCAGGACCCGCTCCGGCACGGACTGGATCGCCGCGTATGTCCGGGCACCGTCGGCGTAGGCAAGTAGCTTTTCAATCTGCCGCCCCACGGCGTAGGCAATCGCCTGAACCTCCGGCTGCGTCTTCAGGTTCTCCGGCGTGGCTGCCGTGAACCGGCTGCCGTTTAATTTAATCATCCTCCAATCCTCCGTAGCTGATCGTAGGGTTGCCGGACAGTGCGGAAACCTTGATTGCGTCCACTGTGGTGTATACGGGCGCTGTCACGGTCACCCGCTTGGCCCCCGCCGCCATGACCAGGGCCACCAGCTTGGAGGGGTTAATGTCCCGGCCAATGGTACGCTGCCAGACCAGATAATCGGCCACCGCCGCCTGGACGGCCTCCTGGATGGCCACGGCCCTGGCGCTGTCGCTCCGGTTGATGTAATAGGTCAGGCTCACGGTGTATGTGACCTCCGCAGGGGCGGACACATTTACCAGGTCGGTCATGGGCCGCCGGGTCCTGCCGTTCAGGTATTCCTTTAGGCCGTTGATCATTTCCGCGCCCGGTGTCTTGCCGTCAGCCATGATGAAAACAATGTCAACCGTCCCCGCCGCCCGGTTGCTGGTGGCCACCACGTCGCCAATAGAGGGGTTGAACTGTTTGGCATGGTACAGATAGCCGTCCTCCGGGCCTGCGGTGGAGTATGCGCCTGGAGCCAGATAGATCCGCTCCGCCAGATCGTCGTCGCTCTCCACGTCGGCGCCGCCCTCGGTTGCGGTGGTGTTGGTCACGCTGTCCACATAGGGCAGCGGATCCACCATGGTGATCAGATCGCCCGCTGCCAGATCGTTTCCCTCGGTGCCGGAGACGGTGCAGGTGGCCGCCACGTCCACCGTAGTGCCGCCCGCCGGGATCTCCGCATATTCATCGGTGGCGAAATAGACGGATCCTCCTGCAGATACTCTGGTTCCTTTCGGAATCGCTGTGGCTGCTTGACGCACCGTTGAAACGGTAAAGCGCAGGGTGGTGACCGCCGCTGTGGCCGGGGATCTGGTAACGCCTTTCAGCAGGGCCAGATTGTCCAGAAAATCGGAATAGCTGTATTTCAGCAGGCTTTGTTTGCCCGCCCGGTCAATATACTGGAACGCTTGATAGATTTGCAGGGCCGCCGCGTACAGGACGCCCCGGTGGGGGCTGGATCGCGGCAGGGTCACGGTCTGGCCGGTGCTTTTGGTCATGTATTCCTCATAATCGGCCACCATTTCGTCCCGCACGTCCTCAATGGTCACGTTGTCAATGAAAGAAATGTCCGGGGCGTTTTTGACTGCGGAAAAATCAGGCATTTGTGATCACCACTTTCGGGGTTAATTTCCCCGCCGCCGCGCTCCAAGTGATCTCCTGGACCCGCACGGTGGGGATGTACTTGGCCACCTTTTTTGTGACCTCCGCCGTGTAAAGGCTTTTTGCCACCTCCGGCGGTCTGTCTACAAAGTCCATATTCAAACCGAACTCCCGATCCAGGGGCACGGTGCCCTCCCGCGTGGACAGCAGGAAAGCCAGCTGCCGGTCCAGATCCGCCAGCCAGTCGGCGGCGAATGTATAGGCCAGCTTGAAGTCGTGCAATACGGTGTCGTTCATGTGTACTCCTCCAGGGTAATGGTGACGGTGGCCTTGCTCAGCTCGCCCCGGCTGTAAACACGATCCCATGTTTCGCTTGACGCCGTCAGCCGAAACGGATTTTTCCCGACGGTGCGGTGTCCGATCACCAAATATTCCGCCGTTCCGGCCTCCACCATGCCCTCTATGGCCTCCAGCACGTTCCGGGGCCTCACCCCCAGGGAGGCGGAAAGGGTGATCGTCAGGCTCACAGACTGGTTTGCAGGCCCTAAAAACTCTGGCTTGGGCTTGCGGCCCAATACCTCATGTTCCGCCCACCTGCCGGAAATATCGCGGGTCATATCGCGGAACGTCATGACCCTGTCGTCGCTTACCTCAAAAATGATTTTTCTGCCCAATGTTCCGATCATGCGCGGGTCACCTCCTTACTGTGGCGCGGACGTGCCGCCGCCCATGCTGTCGGTGTGTGTGTGGCCGATCAGAGACTTTCCGCCGGCTATCACATCGCCGCTGGCGGTCACACTCTGCGCGGTAATGGTGCCGGTCACGGTCAGTTTTCCCTTTACGGCCAGATCTCCGGTCACCTCCACGTTACCGGCTCCCACCACTTCGGCGGCCTTGATGGTCAGAACGCCGCCCTTGTAGCGGATCATGGCCTCCCCGGGGGTGCGGGCCAGGTCCTTACGGTAAAGGCCCGGCGCGCCCTCCGGCGGCTTGTGCTTCCCGCTCCACGGCCGACCCATGACCACCCCGGCCTCTGTTCCGTTGGAAAGATGGAGAACCAAAACCAGATCCCCCGGTGCCGGCATATTGTATTCATCGGATAACATGGGGATCTCGCGGGTCACGCTGTCGTCTTTGTCGTGGTACACCACCCGAACCATGCCGGTGGCGTAGTTGACGGCGGACACTTTGCCCTGCCTGATCTCGTTTTCCATGGGTGCCTCCTTATGGCGTCAGGGCGTTGGCCGCGCTGATCAGCAGCTTGTCCAGCCGTGCCACGGCGGTGTATTTCTTGGCCCAGTAGTCGGGGGAGTTGATCACGCCCGTGTTGGTCAGAACCGTCAGGGCCTCCGGCACTGTCCTGACGCTGGTGCCGTGCAGATTGACCTTGATCCGTGTGGCCATGTTCAGAATCAGGCCGCCCAGGGCACCCACATCTTTGTAATGGGCCACCCAATAACTTGGGGCGTTCATAACGCCCACAGCGGCCAGCCGCTCCGTGGCGTCCTTGATTACTTCCTCGGTCATGGTCTCCACCAGGGACAGTTCCAGATCGGTGGTATAGCCATTGGACCCGGTAATGTGGTGGGCAGCGCGGTCAATGTAATATTTCCCGGACAGTTTCCCCAGTCCCACCACGGTGACGCATTGGGAGGCTACCAGATCCGGGCGGCCCATGACGGTCAGGGACAGTTTGGCGGCGCCGTGGTTGGCCTTTGCCACCGCCGCCTTGATCTTTCGCTCCGCGTCTGCCTGACTGTCCGCCTTGCCGGACTGTTTCAGGAGCCGGGTGCCCGCGCCCACGGTGGCCTTGATCTCCTCCTCGGTGGTTGGATCTGTGTAGGTGTACTCTCCGCCCGTATAGGTTCCGGTCAGATTTTTGGACCAGCTCCATGTAGTGATCTCCTCCTCGGTGATCTTGCCCACTGGGTCCTTTTTCTTGTATGCCTCCCGGTCATATACCACGATTTTTTGGGAATAGACTTTCATAGCCAGTCCGTAGGCGTCGCACAGATCCATAAGAAATTCGCAGTCGGTCTGTGCCGATTGCTCCACGCTTTTGATGGTGAACGGTTCGCCCTCCACGTCCCAAGCCAGAGAAATGCCGGCCCGCTTTGCGATCTCTTTTCCGATTTCCCGGATCGTTACATCCTCCCATGTCTTGGTCCGCTCCGTCGCCCTGAAACTACCCTCTGCGGGTACAGACACGGCGGAAATATTGACCGCAACGGGCCAGCCGGAATATTCGTAACTGTCCAGGATAAAGAACCCGCATGGCAGGATCTTGGTGTTGCCCTGGCTGCTCCAGTCCTTGGCCTTGATGGTGGCGGTCATGGTGTCCCCCATTATGGGGACCCATGCCGTGGTCCATTGGCGATCCCTGTCGTGCATGGTAATGTCCAGAGCGTCGGCCTCTCCGCTTGCGGGATCCGTGTAAGAGATCTCCGTTTCATAACCGGCCAGTTTCGTGGTCACCGCCGCGCCGTTGTAGGTGATCTCCATCTCTGCCTTGCGGGTCCTCATGTTTCAGCCCTCCAGAACGGTGCCGCGCTCTCCTCCATATCCTCCGGCAGGGCCGGGGTCTGAAGGATCACGCCAGCGTCGAAAACGAACGTGTCCAGGTGCTTGAAATTGGCCTGCATAAGGAACCCGGCGTATTTTTCGGATCCGTAAACCTGAAAGGCGATCGCGTCCCAGGCGTCCCCCTGCTGCGTTGTATAGGTATTTGCCATGGTGTCCTCCTCTTATGCCGGACTGAACTGCTTGCGCCGCTCCTCGGCCTTCATGCGGTCGTACAGACGCTTGAACTCGGTAAAGCTGATCCGTCCGGCCTCCACGGCCTCCTCCTTGGTGGTGGGGCCGTAGAAATTAAACACGGGGGAGAATTGGATCGGCGTATCTCCGCCGCCCCGGGTTCCTCCGCCGCCGGTGGGCTTGGGTTTCCCGGTCCATTCATCCAGCAGGGCCGCCAGCTTGCTGAGCGGCAGCACTGCCTCCGGCTCTCCGCCCTCGCCGATCATGGCCAGGGTGGGGGCCGTAGCCACGCCGCCGACAGCCAGGGCCGGAATGGTTGGAATGTTAAAGCCCAGGGTCGTGCCGCCCACACCGGGCACCCAGTCGGGGATCGTCACGGAAATGCTGTTGATCTTGGAAAGCACCCAGTTGATGGCCGAAATAACCGCATTGATCGGCGTCTTTGCCAGGTTCACGATCAGGCCAAACACGTTTCCGAAAATGGCCACGATATTCTGCCAGGCGGCGCTCCAGTTGCCAGAAAATACGTTGTCAACGAAACTGATAATATTGGAGAAAATCGCCTGGATATTGGCCCAACAGTCTTGAATGCTGGTCCACACCCCGGACAGGACGGCACTCAGCAGCGGGAACCGCTCCGAAATCGCGGAGATTGCCGCCGTCACCGCGCCGTCGATGTTCGCCCAAATCGCGCCGATCCTGGCGCCCAGTTCGTCGGCCTTGGCCTTAACGGTGTCCCAGTTTTTATAAAGCCATACGCCGGCGGCCACCAGGGCCATGATCGCCATGACGGCGATCCCCACGGGACTGGTCAGGAACTTCACGGCCACGCCCAGGGCCTTTGTAGCTACCGCCGCCGCCTTGGAGGCTGCGGTGCCGGCTTTTACTGCCACGGTGTGGGCTGCCACCGCCGCCGTGCTTTTCGCTTTCAGCAGCAGATCTTTCCCCTCCAGTGCGTACAGATAAAGCGTTTCCGCCTTGTCCTTTACCTTTGCCGCAATCAGGGCGGGCAGGTGACGCCCGGCCATAGCCGTAACATACGCCTTGTGCAGATTTGAAACGGCATTGTATGCCGTCAGCGCCGTTTTGGCTGTCTTGTATGCCACAACGGTGCCCAGCACCGCGCCGCCGATCTTCAAAATGGTGTCCCGGTTCTCCCAGGCCCATTTTCCCGCCTCGATCAGCTGTGGGATCAGAACCCCCAGCTGCGTGGTTACCTCCGGCAGGACCTCGTTAGCCAGATAGGTGAACCCCTCCTGGGCATAGGGTGCCAGCTGTTCGCCTATCGTCAGCTGCGCCTCCTGTACGGCAGATATAAAGATCTCCTTTGCGCTTTTCAGCGTGTTGGTGACCTGTCCGGCCATATTCATCAGGGCGCCGTCCTTGCCTTGCAGCTGGCCCTCCAGGTTGGCCCATGCGCTGGCCGCTCCGTCCGCGCCCTGCGTTACGGCATCCAGCAGGTAGGACATTTCGGTGTAATAGTTGGTGCCTGCGATCTGCGACATATAGGCCGCCCTCTCCTCCGTGGACAGGTTGACCATAGCTTTGGACAGATCCCCCAGGACTGTTTCCAGTCCCCGGAAGTTTCCCGCCGCGTCGAACGCGGAAACCCCCAGCTTTTTCATGGCGTTCATGGCCACGTCTTTGGAGGTCATGCGGACTAACATGGCGTTCATGGCCGTGCCAGCTTCCGCGCCCTTGGTGCCGTTGTTGGCCAGAATACCCAGGGCGGTGGAAAGGTCGGTCAAATCCACTCCGGCTGTCCGTGCGGCACCGCCGCACCCTATAAATGCCTCCATCAGCATTTCCGCCGTGGTGTTGGCCTTGTTGTTGGTCTGTACGGCCAGATCCAAATATCCGGCCATATCCTCCACGCCCAGGCCCAGCGCCGACATACTATCCGTCACAAGGTCGCTGCACCGTGCAAGGTCCATCTGCGTGGCTTCTGAGAGCCGCAGGACCGGCTCCAGTCCCGCAATGGACTGCTGCGTGTCCCAGCCCGCCAGGGCCATGTACCCCAGCGCCTCCGCCGCCTCTGTCGCGGTTTTGGTGGTCTTTGCGCCCATTTCGCGGGCCGCCGCCTCCAGCGCTTTGTATTGCTCCTCGTTGGCACCCGCTATGGCCGACGTGTTGGCCATGGCCTGTTCAAAGTCGGCGTATGTAGAAAGGGATGTGGTTGCCACGGCAGCCGCCGCCGCAGCGGCAGCTGCCAAGGCCGTGGTGGCCACCTTTCCCGCTGCCTTGGCGCTCTTTCCCAATGCAGAAAGATCCTTTTCCGCGTCCAGGCAGGCTTTTTTCATGGAACTGTCATACTTGCCGGCAATTTTCACCGCCAGTTCGTAGGTCTTACTTTTTGCCGCCATACCCGGCCACCTCCTCGGCAACGTTTTTTACCGTTTCTGCGATCTCGTTCAGATCGTCCAGCGGCAGGCCCATAAAATAGTCAAATCCGGTGTGTAGCTGCATTGACAGGGCCACACACCCCTTTTTCAGGATGGCGGGGGTCAGTTGTCCCCATCCCCGCCGTACAGAAAACCCGTGACTACGTTTTTCAGCTTGATAGCCTCGCGGGCGGGAAGTCCCTGGAAGAACTCCACAGGGAGGCCGGACACACGGGCCGCCAAATAACAGCTGTATCCCAGCGTCATTTCCGGCATGGGGGAAACAGTGCCGGTCTGCTGCAAGATCTTGCCCACGGCGTCCAGGTCCGCCGCCGTGGTGTTCTCCAGGCCGTGCAGATCCACCTCGGTATATTCTTTCTGATCAAATTTGTACGGCTTGGCCAGTTTCAGCATCAGGGCGTCCTCCGCCGTTTTCTTTTTATTCAGGTTTTCCATGTCAGCTCATCTCCTTGATATCCGCCAGCTGATCCACGCCGCGGATTTTGAAACCTTCGTTCAGCTTGTCCAGCTCCACCATGCTTTCACCGTCCAACTCGATCAGGATATACAGGACCGAAATGGAAATGGCGGTGTCCATGGTGCTGCCGTTTTTCAGCTTGCCGGGGGTGAAACTGTTGGCGCGGCCCCGGACCACCACGCGCATACTGCGGAAAACAATGTTTCCCTCGCTGTCGGTGGTCTGCTGGGCGCCCCGGATCTCCAGCTGGACGGCCTTGGTCATGTCCAGCATATCAACGGCGTCCTGGTCCAGGACCCGGAAAGGCACGTCCATGGTCTGGTTGGTGAAATAGCCCACGGTGGGATCTTCGATCTCGCCCAGGATCCCGGCGCCGCTGACGGTTTCGCCGGAGGTTTCAAACTTGGGCAGTTCCATTTCGTCGCCCCGGCCCAGCAGCTTGTTACCCTTGGCGTAGACGTTGTACTTGTTGATCTTGGTAGGGATAGCATTTCTATTCATAGTTAGTTACCTCCAAAGGCCGCCTGGAGGGCGTCCACGTCGTATTCGCGGATATTCTCGATATACTCCGCCGGAATGTAGGGAGCCAAGAACGTGTGGACGGTCAAATGGCCATTCAACAGGTTGGTCACGGGGTTCTCATCACTGCGGAACTCCACCCGGTAGCCGGCGCAGTAATCGCGGGCAACGTAGCCGTTGCCGATAATGTTCTGACTATCCGCAATGGACTGGATCAGGCGCTTGTTGCCGGGTTTATCAACTTTTTGCATATAGGTGCGGATAAAGCTGTTTCCGTCCCAGTCGAAGAAACGCCGCACAGCCAGCCAACGGTCCTTGGGATCCGTGGTGGAGGGATAGGCCGCCGTATTGTTGCCCCACAGCTTGAATCCATTGGCATTGATCGCGGTGATCACGCCGTTGGCGTTCAGCACGTCACTGGCCTGCTGCTGGTCCAGCAGCACCTCGGTGCCGTCCTCCAGGACGGTGCCGGTGATCCGCAGGTCCTTGTTGGACGGGCTTTCATAGGGCACGTCCGCGTTGCCAGCGTCGTTGTAGGCCGTCAGGGCCGCCGCCACGGCGGACATACAATAAACCTTGTCGCCAATGGCCGCCTTGGGCCAGAAAGCCGCCGTATGGGCGCCGCTGGCTCCCATGGTCTCCTT